AAGCTCACGTTTTCCACCAAGCAGGAGGATTTCATCATTCCAGAGTTTGACTTTGAGGCTTTTGCTAACGCCGCCGGCCAGGTTATCGACATGTATTCCAACGAATAGTTCTCTCCAATGCGGGCCGGGCCGCCTGCCGCGCCCGCTTTTTTCTATCCATCGGTTTTGCCAATTTCTATCAGGAGAAAATCATGCTTAAGCAACAAACTGTCCCTACATCGCTGGGACAACTTACGGTCTCATCGCTAACACTCGGTGAATTGCGGCAGCTCGACGCCCTGTTCCAGGAAAAACCTTCCGCGGAAAATTCCGGGCTGGCTTCATTGCTCCGGTATCTACCGGTGATCCAGAATGCCGTAAGAAAAGTGCATCAGGACCTGACCGCAGAGCAGCTTGAGAATGGCCTTACCTTCGATGATTTCAACGTTCTTTTCAATGCCATGCTTGAAGTGTCCGGGCTTAAAAAGGCGGCCGCGGGGGAACCGACTCCGGTACCGGTATAGCGGACTGGCCGTTTGTGTTTGGCCATGTCGCTACTGCTACCGGATGGACGTTCCGCGAGATTGAGAAGCTTACTTTGTGGGAGCTGAATGATCTGATGGCTTATTGGAAGGATTACCCACCGACTCACGTGCTCGTGGCTGCTTATTTGATGGGCGACAAACGGAAAACAGTTGGCAAAACCCGAAGCTTTACTGACGGACACTTCAATGAGCTGACGCAAGCCGTCTCTTTCGCCGGGGGAAGCATAGCCAAAAGGCTTCCACATTTCTATAAGACATAACTTTATAAAGCGTTGCGTGCCGATACTGGAGCGTAAAACTTTAGATTTTACGGTTGTTCAAGATCGTTCATTTTTTACTTTGCAAATACGGAAATGTTCATTAGTATCTCGCTTTCCAAAGGAGGTAGTACATGCGCCAGTCAGGCATCAGGACTCGAACGGGTCTTCAACGGAGTGCGGGAAATATAACGAGTCTGTTCATCATCGGCCTTCTTATCTTCACAGTTGGGTTCTCTAATGAAAATGATACGAAGGCGATAACGGATGCGCTGAATACATCGATGAGTAAGGACTCGATCAAACTTGTTTATATGATCGGTCGAGTCAACGGAAAATGCGGCAATTACACCACACTCGAGCCTATTCCTGCGCAGACCGACTTTATTGCTGCACAAAAGGCGGGCTTAGTGACCATTGCGCCGGATGGCCCTGATTTTTGGAAAGTTGAGCTGGTAAATGCGAAGCCGCAGGTGCTGGAGAATTTGAAGAAGGCCAAATATAACGAGAAAGATGGGTGCCGGTCTCTTACAATGTTCGATACCGTCGCGACAAAATCCGTTGTGGAAGTCAAGAGCATCTATGAAGTTACCAGTCTAAAGTCTGAAGTTGAATTTACCTGGAAATGGGTCCTGGCTCCCAGCGGTGTCAAACTAATCGACAATCTTTCGCAGAAGGAGCTATCACAGCTCAATGGCAATTTAAAGAATCCGGCCCTGCTGATGCGGCATGACGAGACCTTTAATTTGATGGATATAAAACAAAGCACCACGCCGAGGCCTGGAAAAATGATGTTGAAGAAATCCGGCGAGACCTGGATTTTAGCTGAATAAAACTGCTTTTTGGTGTTCCCGGGCAGCCTGCGGGCTGCTTTTTTATTGCCCTGCACTTCCCCCGCAGAAAATCATCTGGAGTGTCCAACATGGCTGACAATGAAGTTTCTATAAAGTTCACTGGCGACTCAAGCGGCGCTGAAGATGCCTCCAAAAGGACAAAGGAACAGGTAGACAAAGCAACTGACTCCCTAAAAATACTGGACGATCTCCTCGGCGTTAAAATTCCTGACTCGATTTCAAAAATGCTCGCAGAGAGCGAGCTAATAGGACCCGCGTTGGACGCCGCTTTCGCACCGCTGGCAGTTATTTCGCTCGGCATGGCGTTGATAGATGTTACGGATAAAGTTTCAAAATTTGTCGGCGATGTCCTGACCGGCGCCGATGACCTGCGCAGATTTGATGACCAGTTAAAGACTGAGAACAAGACGCTGGAGGAGTATGCGCGCAAGACAAAAGAGGCCAGTCGCGCTCTGGAACTGCTGAATGCGCCCGATCAAAAGACCAGAAATGCTCTAAAGCTGAAGTTTCAGATTGAAGATCAGGGTGGCTCGGCCGCACAGCTTGAAGACTTGCTAAAGACCAAGACTGCGGAACTGCAGAAGTTGCTGCACCAAACCACAACAGAAACCGTGGGAGATGCGGCCACGGGAATGACGACAGAGATTGAGACACTTGTTTCCGAGACTCGGCAAGGTAAAGAAGATATCGAGCAGCTTTCAAGTGCAATTCGTCTGCTGGGAGCGAGACAAAGAGAGGCAGCCGCGGAAGAAGCCCTGACCAACAAGCAGAATCAGAATGATCTTGATAGAGAAGCGTCACAACGAGGAGCGATCGCCTCGCAGCAGAAAGCTCTCGCCTCACAACGATCGGCACAGCGAGCAGCGGCTGCAGCCGAAGAGCAGAAGTTTTTCGAGGATGCACTCCATCGCCACAACAAGATCCTTACCGCAAAGCAATTGGAAGCGCAGGCCGCGAAAGAAGATGCGGAAGCCGCGGGAGCACTGGCCCGCTACAACGAGCAACAGGTAAAAGCTGCGCAGCAGGAAGCTGCTCTTGCCGAAAAAGGCGCAGAGAACAACGCGAAAATTCAACAGCTGCAGCGCGATATTACGGAGAGCCATGAAAAGAATAATGCCGCTCTTTCAGTTGCACTCGGATACACAACCCAGGAAAAAGCGGACGCACAGGCGCTGGCGACGCTGGAAAAGAACAAATCCACAGCCGTTGGCGAAATCAACAGCCGCCTCAACGCCCAGATAGGGATCGTAAAGGACCTCGGGGCCGCCACCATGAATGGCATGCTTGGCTCACCCGAACAAAAAGCCGCCTACCAGAAGGCGGTTCTTGAATATCAAAAGTTAAAAATCGATGAGTTAAACATTGAGAAAAAATATGACGACCAGATTGCTGGATTGCAGCTAAAGCTCACCAATACATCCACTGCTCAGCTCAGAAAGCAGATGTTGCAGTGGCAGAACGTCCATCAGGAAATGGTGAATCAGTTCATGGCTTCTCTTAACAGCATGAACCAAAGTCTTGCGTCCTTTGTTGTTACAGGAAAGAGCAACTGGAAGAACCTGGCAAGCAGTGCTATAGAGAGCATGGTAAGCATGGTGCTTCAGTATGAAGAATCCAAAGCAATCATGGAGATTTTAGACGCACTGGGACTGTCAAAAAAGAAAATCTCAAACGCTGCTGAAGCTCATTCATCTGCAAGCACAGCGTCGGCCAATACTTTGGCCGACGTTCCTTATCCCGCAAATATTCCAGCTGCCGCACAGGTTTTCGCTATCGGAGAAGGGCTTGCGATAGAAGCTAAGGCATCCGCCGGCGGCGATTGGCGCGTAGATAGCGACCGTCTCAACTTTGTTCACAAGAACGAAACCATTCTGCCCGCGGGAATTGCGGGAAAACTCCGCGACATGGTGGAAAGTGGCGGCCAAAGCGGCGGTGTCACCGTGGTTGTAAACCACTCTGTCAGCGCCGTGGATGCAGCGTCATTCCAGGGGCACATCCGCCGGCACAGCAACATGATTGCCAATGAAGTAACGCGGGCGCTCAAGCGGAAAGGAGTCAGATGAGCAACCTTCTCTTTCCCAAAGTTCGGGGGCTGGGCTGGACGATTACCAAGAACCCCACGTTCTCAACAGAAATTCAGTCCTCACTTGCCGGCCGCGAAGTGAGGGTACAGAACTTCCAGAATCCCATTTGGGAGTTCACCCTGGCCTATGAGTATCTGTTGAACGATCCGCGATCGAGGGATGAAAACGAGCAGACGCCGCTGGAAACGCTGGTGGGTTTCTTTCTGGCTCGCGGTGGACAGTTTGACGACTTCCTGCTGAATGAAAGCGACCTGACACAGCGGCTGGAGGATTCAGTATTCAGCGGGCAGCCCATTGGCACCGGCGATGGAGTGACGAAGAACTTTCAGTTAGTGCGCAACTTCGGCGGATTTCTGGAAGCCTGCCAGAACCCGGCGAACCAGACGGCAATCATTTACGACAACGGCGCCGTGCAACCTACGAATACATACACCATCAGCAATGGGTTGGTGCAGTTTACAAATGCGCCCGCAGCAGGGCATTCCATCACTGCCGACTTTACTTTCCTGCATCGCGTCCGGTTTGACGCCGGAACATCGCGCGGCAGTTCAGCCAGCGGCACTCGCGAAGGAATTGAGTTCAGCAACTTCTATTTCAATCTCTATGAATGCAAAGAAGTGCAGTTGATTTCAGTGCGCAAGTAAAAGGTTTTTTACCCCAGAGGACACAAAGGAACACAAAGGTTTTGAATCGCGCCGAGCGAAGCCGCTTTGTGTCTCTTTGTGTCCTTTGTGGTTCAAGGGTTGATATGAAAACACCTACAAATATCGGCGGCAACAACCTGATCACGTGGCTCCAGAGCGCAACAGAAATCCGCATGGCCGATCTTTACACCATTACTCTCAAGAACGGCACAGCGCTACGTTACACAAGCTGGGACACAAATCTGACGGTGCTCGGGAACCCATTCCTTACAGGCCCGCCGAATATTGCGCGGTCGGCGATAGAAGAAAAGCTTGGTATGGACGTGGCGACGCTGGAGGTAACAATCGAAGCCAGCGTTACCGACACGATCAATGGCGTGCCAATGCTGCAAGCGATTGGGCAGGGACTGTTCGATGGCGCAACATTTCGTATTGACCGCTTGTTCATGGATTCTGCTTCAAACCAGATCGGCACGGTTGTGAGATTTTCCGGCTTTATTGGGGCCTTGGACGAACTGACGCGATCTTCTGCAAAGCTTTCTGTGAACGCCGGTACCGCCTACTTGAGCATGCAGCTTCCGGCGTTGATTCTGCAGCCCGGCTGCACAAATACTCTTTTTGATGCGCGCTGCGGATTGAACAAAGCCAGCTTTGCCGAGGCGAACGTGGTACAGGCAGGGAGCACTGTAAATAAACTGCTTTCGCTTTCCACTAAAACAGACGGTTATTACGACAACGGGCAGATTGCTTTTACATCGGGAGCGAACGCCGGATTAGTAAAAGCAGTAAAGACGTATTTCTCTACAGGCGGCCCATTTTTTATTTTCAATTCTCCGCTGCCATTTCTACCTAACGCGGGAGACGCGTTTGTCGCTTATCCGGGCTGCGACAAAACACAGGCGACATGCGCCAGCAGTAAGTTTTCCAACCTCGTGAACTTTGAAGGCTTTCCTTACGTGCCTGCTCCGGAAACCGCTATTTAAGAGGAACAGAAAAATGCAGCGACTGACAACAGAGCAGCGTACCAACATTGTCCGCGCAGCCAAAGAGTGGCTGGGTACGCCATATCACCACCACGCTCGCGTGAAACGCGCCGGCGCGGATTGCGCCATGTTTCCGCTGGCTGTGTACCAGGAGTGCGGCGTGCTGCCGCAGGAATATACGCCTCCGCAGTACTCGGTCCAGTGGCATCTGCACCGGTCGGAAGAACTCTATCTGAACGAAATTGAAAAGTTTGTGGTGGAAATAAACGCTCCGCCGCGTCCCGCCGACTTTGTTGTTTTTCGATTTGGGCGAACATACTCCCATGGAGCCATCGTTGTGGATTGGCCGATCGTGATCCACGCCTACATTCCTCATGGTGTGCTTTTGAGCGATGCTTTGCGCGATGGCGAACTGCTGGGAAGGGAACACAAATGTTTTGAAGTGCGGCCAGCAGCAACGATGGAATCGGCGCATCGGCTCAACGACAATTCACCGATGACAGTCACGCTATAAAACATCAGAAATGAAGAGGGTCTGCATATGGCTTTGATGGGCGGCAAAGGCAGCGGAAAAAATGCGCTCGCGGCAAAACCGAATCTACTTTCCGCTTTGCGCGTGCAAACCAGCTCTTATGGGCAGGTGATTCCGATCGTGTATGGACAGAACCGGATCGCAGCGCGGCTGATCTGGGCAGGTGACTTTCAAGCTATTCCACACACGTCCACAACCAAAGTCGGCGGCAAAGGGCTGGGCTCCGGCGGTGGCAATGCAATCAGCAACACCACTTACACGTATCAAACGGCGGTGGCGATGGCTTTATGTCAGGGGCCAATCCTGAACATTCACGGCGTTTGGGACACAAAAGGAAAATTGACGCTGATCACCGCAACCGTCCCGTTTACGGTTCCGGGCGGCGGCGGGGGAATCACCGTCACGCCTCCCGGAACGAGTGTCTTTCACTCACACCGCGGCGTAGGCAGAGCGGACGCTTTCAGCTTCAGTCAAACCGATTTTGGCTCTGATGGTTCAGTACCGTTTTCTGGAACGCAGCAAACACCCATGACACAGGTAGTCAGTTCGCCAGGTGCAGGGCAGTTCACGCAATCTGGCGCAGTGTTTACCTTCTCCGCCGCTGATGCCGGCAAGGTGATGACGATCACCTATGTCTATTCCGTCCCGGATTCCAACTCGAACGGCCAGCCGCAACAAAAGCTGAGCCTCACGCTTTTTCTCGGTTCGCGACCGCAGACGCCGTGGAGTTATCTGACCTCAGCGCATCCGGGGCAGGATCTTGGCTACAACGGTATCGCTTACGTCGCGGCGTCCGCCATGGATCTTGGCGAAAGCGGCACGCTGCCGAATCTAAGCTTTGAAGTGCTGAGCGCTGTGACTTTCGGCGCGGGCATTGCTGACGCAGAGCCTTCAGCGATCATCGCCGATCTGCTGGCCAATCAGTTTTACGGGCTGGCCGGGGCGGTCACACCCGGCGATCTCACGCAGTACCGAAATTTCTGCACTGCCAACGGGCTTTTTCTTTCGCCCGTGCTCGATGCGCAAAAAGACGTAAGCGCCTGGATACAGGAAATCCTTGACGTGACCAATGCGGCGGCGGTTTGGAGTGAAGGCGTTCTGAAGATTATTCCATACGGTGATACAACTCAGGTAGGCAACGGGGCAACATTCATTCCGAATACCGCGCCGATTTACGATCTCACCACCAGCGACCTTTTGACTTCAGTAGTGATCAAGCGGCCATCGGTGGCGGATGTGATGAATTCTGTCTCGATTGAATTTGCCAATCGCGCCAACGATTACAACCCTGACGTTGCGGAAGACAAAGACGACGCCATGATTGCCCTCTACGGATTGCGCAAAGCGTCGCCCGTACAGGCGCATTCCATCACCACCACCACAGTGGCCAAGTTTGCCGCCAATCTTTTGCGCAAGCGATCAGTGGAGATCCGCGCCACGTACACGTTTTCTCTGGGCTGGCAATTCAACCTGCTCGAGCCCATGGACCTGGTAACGCTCACCATTCCTGAGTTGGGATACAACAAAAAACCCGTACGGATCACGGCCATGCGGGAAGACGATTCCGGCAAGCTGGAAGTGGATTGTGAGGACTTTCCCTGGGGAACGGCAGCGCCAACGCTTTATCCGCATCAGGCGGGCTCGGGGTTCATCACGCAAGCCAATTCTGATCCCGGAGCGGTGAGTACGCCGATTATTTTTGAAGCCAATGATCGCCTGAGTCTGACAGGGAACTATGAAGTATGGCTTGGAGTGTGCGGGCCTACGGTTGCAATCACGGGAGTGACCTACCCTACACCGCCGCCGCTGCCGCCTTCTCCAATCCAGATCACGGCCAACAATCACGGCTACAAGACAGGACAGAAAATCATCATCACAGGTGTTGGTGGAATAATCGCGGCCAACGGTAATTGGACTGTTACCGTGATTGATCCAAACACATTCACGCTGAATGGTTCTGTTGGCTCTGGTACTTATACATCGGGCGGCGTAGCCGTGAATCAGGATTGGGGTGGCTGCCACGTATGGATCTCCCCGGACAATCAGAATTACGTTCAGGTGGGCGCCATGTATGGGCCATCGCGCATGGGCGTGCTCACGGCGCAGCTTGTAAGCTCAGCCGATCCCGACACAGCGCACACTCTCGCGGTCGATCTTACGCAATCCACCGGGATTCTGAACTCCGGCACGCAATCAGACTGTGATAATTTCCGCACGCTTTGTTACGTTGATGGCGAGCTCATCAGCTATGAAGACGCCACGCTTACCGGATCGTTTAAGTATGACCTGGGCGCACACGGCACAGCGCAGACCATCACCGGAGCCACCAACGCCAGCCCGATTCAGATCACCATAGCCAATCACGGCCTCGGCACCGGAGAAACTGTGGTTGTGGCCTCTGTCGGCGGAAATACTGCAGCCAATGGAACATGGGTGATCACGGTCACCGGAGTCAACACTTTCACCTTGAATGGATCGACCGGCAACGGCGCTTATACGTCGGGTGGAACAGCGACTGTGGCGGCGCGGTTGCGGCGCGGCGTGTTCGGTTCACCTATCGGAACGCACAACGCAGGCTCTGTATTTCTTCGGCTGGACAATGGCGTCTTTGTCTGGGAAGCCGACCCCACACTGGTGGGAACCACCATCTTTTTCAAGTTCACCAGTTTCAACCGCATGGGATTGATGGAGCAGTCGCTTGCGAATGCCACGGCGTACAGCTGGCCGAGGGTCAGCGCATCGGCGGCGGCGGCGATCGGGATGCTGGCGAGCAGCGCGACGCGGGCCAGGTCGCAGCCGATCATCAGCAGCCTGCGTCTCGA